CAAGCGGATAGATATCAAAACTTCAAAACCCACTCCTACTACCACATCATTACTCCTATTACTACATCGCCACTCCTGCTACCACACCCCCTCCCCATTTCTTGGAATCCTGAATCTAATATGTATTCCAAAAAAGTGCCTCTATATACCAAAACTTTTTTGAATAATGGATATGATTATCCCCATTGTTCTGCCATTGCCTTGGCAATTCCCTGGTATGTCTTGGACCGTATTTTCCATCTGTCTTTTGATGGTGGTAATTTATTCTGACCGGATATTGTCTGGTTACCCCATAGCGTTTTTGTGTATTTGATTTTGTACCAAAGATTATTTGGTTATTATAATTTTTGTAGATGACATCGTCTTCGGTTGGTCCTATGCAGGAGCAGTCTGCATAATGACAAAGGTGTTTTTGGCAATAGGGTTCATCGCAGCAATCGCATTGGTCACAGTCTGCTGCGCTGGTGACTGTCTGGAAGCCTATTGGTGGGATGACATCATGGATGTTGACGGTAAGGGCTGGAAGGTTATGCAGCCATAGGCAAGTCTTTTTGCTAGCGTCGTCACCGAACATCCATGGGTGGATGATTTGGTCTGGTTTACGGATCCTGGAACTGATGACTGATACGGGGTTTTCTATGGCTATTTTTGGTATGTTGCTGAACATGAGGGTCTTGACGAAGTCAAGTGCTTCCTCGGTTAATTGTGGGTCACGGAGTCCTCTTGTTGTCCAGTGCATTCCGCTGACGGAGAGGTAGGTACATGGTGGGTGGGCTATTAGTAGGTCCCAGCCATTATTGAGGATGTCTTTGACATCCCCTTGGTAGTGTGGACCAGGTGAGTCTGTTGGTAGGAGATCGCAGCTAAGGGCCTCATGGCCTTTGGCCAAAAAGGCATCCCGAACTGTTCCTGAATATTCGCAAGCTACAAGTACCTTCATCACTCACTCCATGTATGGGACTTCGTCCCATGGTAGGTCAATCTTCATAGTTCCCAGGGAATAGACATTCTACCAGATACATGGCGACTACGGCAAGGATAATTATGATCATCGAGGCCATTATTTCTGAGTTGGTCATGGTGGACTCCTATTGGAGTGGCCCTAAGGCCACGACTACTGGAATATATACTGTAACTATTATAGGATATAGGATACTGTCTTTCCTTAGCGGTGAGCGTTAGCGAACACCTAAGTATTTTGGATATTTGAAGAAGATTTGATGAATTTTCTTCAAAACATCGATACTTGTTCAAACAAGTGTTTTACAATACATTATAAAAGCTAGTTGATCTAGGAGCTTGTCGACGACGATCAAGCCTTAACATTGCCCGCTTGATGCGGGCAAGAGTGACGAAGTAAATCGAGCTCGTTGCGAGATTTACTGAGGAACCAATATAATACTAGGGTAAGATTGAAGTGACAGCAAAGAAAAATCATAACGACCGTAATCCGAAGTATCGTTTCAAAAAGTGTGATGATCCTTTTGAGGAAGCGAAGGAAGAGGCAATGCAGGCCCGTAAGGGCCAGTATCGTAATGGTATTCCGAATACTTTCGCAGCGCAGGGTTTGCTTGGGTTGAGGAAGTACGCAGAGGAATGGTGGATTAGGAACAAGAGGGATGGTGTACTCGGTCCTATGTTCCATACCAAGGCTTTGTTTATGGATTGGTATGGTGATAATCCGAGGCCTGGTAATTGTTTGTTGGTGAGAAAGGACATGAAGGATAAGGCTATGCCTCACAATGTCAAGTATGTGATGGATGAGGCATACAGGACGGTTGTGAATTTACAGAAGCATCAGAAACATAATTATTTTGGTGTGGTTTGGGATCCTGGGTTTAAGAATCACCCTGGCGTATGGAGGGGTGAATTTAGGATGGGTGAACGGAATTTTAAGCGTAAGGGTTGGATATATAGGGAATTTGGTAGTGAAAAGCAGGCTGCGAGGTGGGTGGATTACTTATTGGAAAAGAAGTATGGTGTATACTGTGTATTGAACCGGGACATTGATAGATCGTTGGGTCATGAAGACTTTGACGATATTCCGGTTGAGTTATACGGGGGCTGGAATGGTGCAAAATGATCCACTTATTATGCCCAACCGTTTAGAAAAAATATTCGGTAAAGAATTTTACCATGGTATTTTGGGATATGACACTGCGGAAGCTAATGTGGAGTTTGCACATTATGCTCGGCGCAGGCTTGTGAAGTTGGATCAGGAATGGTATGCAGGAATGTATTTGACTGAGCTCGGGATGGATGAGTTGTGTGAAGAGGGTAGGCTTCCATTGTTCATCAGCGTGGCTACCAGGACATCGGCGAAATACAAGAAGGGCGAGGTAAGCAATCTTTTGAAGTTTGCTTGCAGGAATGCTGTGTATCAACTTCATCAGCATGGGATTGAGGCTGAGTGGTCTGGTAGTGTTAATTCGCCAGTGTATGTGGATGGTCAGTTGGATATTGAGGAATCAACATACGAGGCTGGAACAAGGGTGTTCCAAGATTGGTACAAGGAGAGTGTGTTTGATTCTGGCAGGGGAAGAGGTGAGTCGGATGCTGTCACTTCTTTGCTGATAGAGATATTGCAGAAGTTGGCAATGGTTGGTTTGGATCCATGGATGTTGGATATGCAATGGATTACGGAAAAGTTTGGGTTGGGTGAGGATGATGTTATTACGGAAAAGCATGCCAGGATGATGCTGGCGGATATTGAAAAAGGAAAATATATTGGATGACATTGAAGAGTCTTCTGATTTGCCTGTAGGCAAGCGTTTATCTCTGCGTGAGGTTACGGTTGCCTTGAAGGCATGTAATGGCTC